GGACCTGTTAATGTATGCCATCCTGAATCTATATAATAAATATTTTTTGCTGATTGAATAAATAAAGCAAGTGTCGAGTAGGGGATCAATGTTCCCACTCTCTGAGCACCACTTGGGATCTGAAAATAAGTGTCGTTATAAATCAATGATCCGGGACGAGTGAAAAGTTTTTTATTACTTGTGATGATAAAATTAGAAGCTTCTTTATAACGAGTAGGCACACCATCAAGATAGTTGTCGGTGATACCTCCCTCAAACGAGTCAACTGAAAATGGCTGTGTTTGAAAACTCATTTATATATAATCCTCACGTCCACACTATTATCATTGATGTAAACGTAAAAAGTATTTGCTGATACTTTCAAAATTGTGGGTAAGAAAATACACCCTATATCTGTTCCCGAATTAATCACAAATTCTATAAGCACTTCATTGAATTGAAGTGTTCCTGGCATCGTGACTAATTGACTGTAAAGGCCTCCTACTCCGGTTACCCAATCAGCTGACACAAGATCTTGGATCAAACCTGTTATGGCCGACGGTCCAATCTTTGAAGAGTCTGTTCCATTATGAGTATGGTCATTCAATTGCTGAAAATTACTCTCAAGTTTTTGCCAAAAAACAGAACCCTTATCACCACTCTCAGGTTTAAAAAAGCCATATGTTAAAGTCAGCATAATTTATACCTTCACCTTTAAACGCTCGGACTAATTTTTTTCATATCTTCGTGCATCTTCTTAAACTTCATTCGTGCAACATTACTTAAATTCGGTTGATTACTTTTTGCTTGCACAAAATCTATGAACGTTTGGTAATTGGCATCGGAAATTATTTTTCTTTGCCACAAAAATCCTGCTAAAGAAATTATTGCAGGAAGTATGATTGGTAATATTGTTGCCCACATATTAGTTCCTTATTATAAAAGTTTCGTACCCATAAATTGAATGCTCATGATAATTCCCATCATTGTCTTCGAAGGTGAAAAAGCAAAAACCTTTTTGAACATCATACTCAAACACTCCAGGTGAAATTGTGGTTAATTTGCAATCCGGATCTATTTCAACTTTAACTGGCACGCTAAAAGAAATTCTTTGAGTAGTTCCTATTTTTGATTGGCAAAGGCTTACTCCCTTTGCAAAAAACTTGTCACCATTGCATTCAACTTGAGCTATCAATTTTGCGTCGTCTCTTTCAAATTGCAAGATGGCCCAACCGTCTTGGGCCTTTGCATTGTAAACACCAATATTGAGTTCGCAATTTTCTTCTAGTTCAAGATCGGAAGGAACAAAAGGATAAATTGCTTTTGTGCCATCATTTTGAACTGGTATATCACGGTGGCATGTAGAGAGTGTGAGCACCGAAATTTTCCCATAAGGATAATGTATTTCAATTTTATAAGAAGACGCTAAAGGAGCAACACCCACTCCAGAGAATGCTTTGCCATTCACAATAAAGGGAACATCCATCATATATTCGGTTGTAGTAGTAAGTGTTTGTGACACCGATGCACATCCTATGAAAAAAAGGAAAAGAAAAACGGGGCCGTAGGTTAGGAAAACTCTTCCTAAAAATAGGATGAAATTCATCTGTGGCCCCTTTTTCATTTTTATTGTTTGTTAACTACAGCTTTAAGACCATCCAAGAGTGGGTTGAGCACAGCTTGAAGGCATCCAATTGGGGCAGCTGCAAAATCTGGTCCTAGTTCTGCTACTTGAGATAATTCTACTACAAGGCTTGGTACACAAGCTGCAACGGCCGCTTCGATTTCAGAAGCAGTTGTGGCACCTACGGCCGCTTTGGCCTTTGCAAAAGCTACCAACATATCTTGGAAAATTTTTCCCAAATTATAAAAAGCTGCGGGATAAGAATCTGGTGATTGAACTGGTGTTGAAACCATAACTAAACTCCTTTTAAAATCTCTGCTACATATGCTCTAAATGGACTTACATCAAAATTAGGACATGTTTTCGTAGAGAACTGATTATGTGGGAAAATATTTTCTGGTAAAATTTTATATTGTTTGCACTTTTTTAGTAATAATTCTTTTAAGGCATTCATCTGGTCCTCATGAATAATATTTTTCATGTGAACGGCTATTCCTAGACTGTCAAAATTATGGCCTTCACAATGGGCCCCTGGGATTTCTTCAGGTCTTCCCGCATGTGCTTTTGCATCACTCAAAATCACCCAGTGATATCCGATATCGTCAAAGTGTCTCTCTTGCACATGCCAGCGTCGGATCTCAGCTATATCAACTCTCGGATTATCACTATCCGTGCAATGAACTATGATTTTATTTATTGTCCTCATAAGTCCAGTCCTCATTCTATTCGCCTTCGGCATATTTCTTTTACATCACTTACTTTTTGTTCGATTGCTATGGCACATACTACGTTCTGCACATTCTCTATTTGATGCTCCAATGACTCTACTCTTTTCGTCGAGGCAAATGTATCATGCAAATAAATTACGGCCCCCACAGATGTGGCCCCAATTAAAAGAATAAATTCTAAATTATCTTTTAATTTTGCCATTAAAATTAATTATTCCATCCTACTATTGGAACAGTGAATGCTAAGTCCCAGTCAGTACCTCCACTCACGCCTAAACTATTTGCGTTTCCTGATGAAATAGTACCTGTAGCGCTACTTGCTGCCCCTACATGAGTAGTATCGAACAAAAAGCAAACGCCACTGTTAACATAGGAATCTTTAAAAACACTTCCTGAAATATGGTTACTTACATCTCCCACTACAACTGTTTTAGTGGTGTCTACAACTAATAAAGGAGGAATTGAAAACAAAGTAGATCCCGATCCATTTGTACCTGTTGATGAAGTATCGTATCTAATTTGAACATAAATCGTATTACCGATTCTTTGATAAGAGGCGAGGTTGTGAACTATTGTCCCAGGGGTTGGGCCTGTGCCACCTGTACCAGTTAATACTAATGTGTATAAAGTAGGAACTGACGGAATCACTCTCTGAGTAATATTCCAATTTGTTCCATCTGAAACAATCTCAATGTATTCACCAATGGTATTCAACGTTGTCGTGGATGCAGAACCATTAGTGCCCACTAAGTTTCCGGCAGGGGTTGAAATAGTAAGAACAATAAAATCTGCAGTTGTTTTCTTTATCTTGAATAGTTTACCACTTATTCCGACTGGAGTTGGAAGAGTTAAAGTCCATAAACCACCAGCTGTGCTTGCTAAAATTACGTCATCTGAGACGAGCGCTGTGTATGTTGTCGTTTTAGATTGAGTCACAAGTGTTACACTTACCGATCCAATTGCAACAAATCCCGCACCCGAATTAAAAACAGGCTTCCCTAAAGTTGAATCATAAGCAATAAGGCCTGCAGTATTAGTATATCCTGCAAGATTTGTTGAAGTATCAGTTGGAAGAAGAAGTCTATTCGTATTTGATGCCGTTCCATAGTTGAAATTGGCACCATTTATTGCAGGGGATGTTAAAGTCTTATTTGTGAAAGTCTCAGTTCCAGTTAATGTACCTAATGTGAGTAAAGAACTTCCATTATCTACAATTGCTTTATGTAATGTAGAATCGTAAAGTAAGCGACCTTCTGATCCCGCTGCCGGTAAGCTTCCTGTTGCATATTGCTCTATCTTAAAACTAAGCTGAGCAAAATTTGCTGAGAAAGAACCTTCTGCAGTAGAGTCTCCCCCTAGCACCAGCTGTAAGACACCCACAGCGGCCCTATTTAGCCTCACATTGCTATTGGCAGTTCCGTTTGTACCGAAGACACAGTTTTGATCATTGGCCAACAAAGCAGAGCTTAATGAGGCAGTTTGAAACTTTGCTTTTAATGCAGTTGTATCGTAAAAAACTCTTCCAACAATATTTCCAGACAAGTTTCCTGCATTGTTTTGCAGTTGGGCTTGCTCTAATTGTCCATAAATTTTGGCCATGATTTTACTCCAATACTATTAAACGGTAACTTGCTGCGGGTAAGGCAGGGCTACATTCTATTCTTACGTTAGATGCAGACGTTGCTTCAATTTTACAAAAAATTCTTTCAAAACTATTGGTATTATCCAAAAGTTGAATTATACAATTTCGAGCATCGGTAATATTTGCACTCACATTCACATCTTTAAGAACTGTCGATCCATCAAAAACAATATCAGAAATATATTTCCCAACACCGGCAACAATGAATGCCGTCCCAGAGTCCACATAAATTTTATTATTATCAGTAGAGAAAACTAAGCGGCCCACATTTTGAGCAGAAGAAGTGGGAAGAGTTGATGAAGTGTAATTTTCTAATCTGAAACCTTTGAAAACACCTTTCGAATACATATCGTTAAAACAATGTGTAGCATCTCCAAGATCAGTCCCAGTCCAACCGGCCGAATAAGCGGCTGTCGTAAAAGGTGAAGCTTTACTTTTTAAAAAAATACTTCCTTTAGTCGCATGAGATGTTGAATCAAGATTTAAATTTTCACTCGCAAGCGTACTACCTATTAAAGTCTGACCGCCTGATCGACCAAGTAATAAGGCATATTGAAGGTGATCATCGGCACTTAATCCTGAAAGAGTTCCGTGAGTGATTTCTGTATCGGGTATTGATGGGTTCCATTTAGCTCCATCATAAAATATGGTCATCCCACTCGAAGCACCAACTAAGATATCTCGGAGAGACATAAGTGTTGCTATTGCCAGAGTGTTTGTTCCGTCTTTCACTCCGCCTGCAAGCCACGCATAACCAAATAAATGTGAAGTTTTTCCTAAATCTTGTGTGGAAGTAGTTGTGGGAAAAACTAAAGAACTAACTTCAACTTGCCCAGTACCATTCGGAGTTAATGTGATATTTCCATTCGTGTCTTGAGAAGAAAAAATATTTCCTGTTATCTTAAGATTGCCTGCCTTCGCAGTACCAGAAGCAACAAAATTTCCTGTAATCGTTTGATCAATAGTCGTCATTGCAGAAGTAATATTGACAACACCTGCACCATTGGCGCCTATGTTTAAATTTCCACCTGAATTTGTAATGGAAATTGTATTTAAATCTAAGGTGATATTATCTGCAGACACTTTAGTAAAAACTGAATCACCTGCCGACAACGTTCCCGAAGTCGAAAGATTAGTGGTTGAGAAGCTAATGGTCCCGCTTGTGTTCGTGATTGATCCGCTTGCAAGAACCAAATTTCCGATAGTATGGGCCCCACTGGCCAAGGTTCCAGAGGTTGATAAATTAGTTGTTGAAAACGAAATCGTTCCCGATGTGTTGGTAATGCTAGCTGAGGCGAGGACCAAGTTACCAATGGTGAGCGTTCCACAGGCCAGAGTTCCAGTTGTAGATAGAGAGGTCGATCCGAATGAAATGGCTGTACTTGAGTCTGTGATTGATCCCGCTGCGAGTGTAAGTGTCCCGGCAACGTAGCTTGTTCCAACGGAGATAGTAGTTCCAACATACAAATTCCTAAACTTTAACGAAGATGTTCCTAGGTCTAACGTATTATCTGCAATGGGACGAAAAGAATCTCCAACTTGCACAAAACCTGTTTGAGAACCTGTACCATCACCTGAGTTTGCTTTTAGAGTTAAATTTTTATTAGCAGTCGCTCCCCCAAAAATAGTTTGCCCTGCCAGAACACCCGCTACGAGCACACCTGAAGCATCTCGATCATCATAACCAAATTTGGAAGCGTAAATATCTTGAGTCTTCAAATAGAATTGAGTAAGAATTGAATCTGTTCCCCAATCCATATCATAAATTTTATGCCAAGAGGGAGAAGCTTCTCCTTCTCTTTGTTCCCATCGATAAGAGGCCGCTTTGCCATCAACCCCATTATCTTGCACCACTCGATAGTCATTGATTACGTTACCGGCAGCAGGAAGGGCCGCAACGTTTGCTACTGCAGGCTGAGTCTGAGGATAAAGAACTGCCAGCACATAATTTAAAGCAGTCTCAACATTGGTCACGCCTGGTAAAGCACTGTGAATATAACTAAACTCGCTTACGTCATGCTTATACGGATGTTGAGAAGGTCCCCAAATTTCAAACCGATGATGCTCAAATATCATACGAGGCATCCCATGTTGAGTAAGATTCTAAACGTTTAATTACTCTTGTTGTCACACCACTATAAACATACTGAGTGACTGTACATGGTGTGCCAGTCACAGCAAAACGTGTGGCCGTATAGATAAATTCAACACGATCAGATCCATCATATGAGATATATTGTTTTACTAATTCTTTTTCTTGAGATTTAAGTAGTTCTGTTTCCGTCGCAGGAGTTGTCATTGGCACCCCTTAAAAAAGCAAATGAAAAAAGGGAGGAAAAATCCTCCCAGTATTTTTATCTAAAAACAAAATATTGAATTACATGATCCGTTGATGGATCCCCTGAGAACGTAACATTCACAAGATTTGTTGCACCTGCGGCCTGTACAATAGTTCTGGGTGTGGCACCTTTAGCTTTAATATTTACTAAAACTAAATCTGTGGCCAAAACACCAGTTACACTTACCGCTTCAAGAACAGCGCCACCTGCAGTAGTTACTTGTGCTGCGTATACTAACACTTTCGCGGGTGTGATTGCCTTGAGTGAAGTTCCAAGACCATGCTTATAAGCCGTTGAATTCATCCGGTCTAATTCATACGCTTGGTCATTTGTTAATGTGGCCATGTTTTTTTACCTTTATTTAAAGAGGACGCCAGGGTCTTCCTGGCTTCCTCTATGATTAAACTAAAAAATTAGTATGAAATTCCGAAAATAATACCGTTTTGACCTGGCTTACGAACCTCTAACTCACCGAACAAACAGGAATCTATTACATATTGATACCCTGTGACATTTCTGATTTCAAAATATTCTAGCCCATTTGGAGATTTACGTTTACGTATTCCCCCATTTGTGCGAAACGTCATAGTTTTCCAGTCTACGAACAGAATGACGTCATCATCCATCTCTTGGATGCCCACAAATTTCAATGTTCTTCCAGTAACACTTGTGATTTCGATCTCAGTCCAACCATACTCAGATGCCTTAACTGAACCCGGAGAAACCTTGAATGCACCTTTTTGTACTTCAATGATTTTCATCACTGAACCAAGGTGTTTAAAGCTCATAAGCACTTCTTTAGCGCTTCCTTTTGCTTTGATTGAGATAGTTGTATAAGCATCAAAGATTTTATCAAGAATGTTTGTAGCTGTGATTGTTGAACCAGATACATTCACAGCTTGGAGGTAGGGGTATGCTAATTTTGAAAGGCCGTGGACATTTGTATCTCCGCCATTTGCAAGAGATAAGAAAACTTTTCTTAAAGATGTGAAAGTTGTAAGGGTTGATCCATCCCACACACCATCATGATAAAATTTTGCTGCTTGAGCGACAGTATAAGCACTCACATCTAAAGCTGATCCGCCTCTTGTGGCTGAAAGAGTAACTGAAGAAACGTTTACATCTATTGCAATAACATAAACTGCAACTGTGGCAGAATCATTATCATCCAAAATACATTTCTGACCAATTTGGAAACGGTCGATGTGATCAACAATCATGATCCCTGTCGCCGCATTAGTAGCATCTGAGACAGTAGCAAATTCAGATTTTCCTACCAATTGAACTGAAATAACTTGTTTCATGTATTCCATGAAATCTTCTATAATATCCGGTAAAACTCTTAAGAAAGTTGATTCTGGGATCTTTCCATCGTGCTCCATTAAGTCACGTTGTTCGAAGATCAGTGAACCCCAACATTCCGTATAACCTGTGATAGTACCTTTTACGAACACAGCCGTTGAGATATCGCTAGCTGCAGTCAAGCCACCAAATTTTACTGAAGTAGCTCCGGCACCTTTAAAGGGAACTTTAAGCGTTCCACCCTTCCAGTTATCGTCCATATCAACTTGAGAAAGAACGTAATCTCTTTTGATTAGTTCTTCTCTTAAAAGTCTGTTTGGTAAATAATCGTTTAACATGTCTTGAAACTGTCGATTGGTACTCATCTATTATCTCCTCATGAGAAAAAATTGTTATTCTTCACTTGCCTTCTGCTTTGCCAGTTTCTTCAGATCCGCTATAGATCTGGGTAACGACTTCGCAGGACTGTTCCCACTAGATTGAACATTTGGAATAACTGGGGGCCTTGCTTGCCCATGAGGTGTTGAGACTTGGGAGGATAGATTTTGCGGTTCTATCATGTTCCCATACAGCGCCATCACTTCTTTAACCGCTTGTTCGACAGGTAGATCCATTTGGTTCTGGTAAAACGCCAAGTTCGCATGACGAATTACGTGGTTCCTAAATGCACCTTCACCTGCTTTTTTATCGAAGCTTTGTACAAACGAACCAATATCGGGTTTCATTAGTTCGTTACTTAACTGCATGGTCCGGACTTGGACTGCATACTCTTGGACTTGTGATTGAGCAGATTGGTTTTGTTGAGATAACATTGCATTGTAATGCTCAACTTGCTTCTTCTGTGAGATTGCTTCCTTTTGCTCCGGAGGCAATTCCTCAAATTTTACCAAATCCAATGCATATTTTAATATATCTTCCTTTGGTATTTTCAATGTGTCAAAGAAAGTTTGGTAATCCTTCTTTGCAACCGCTTGATCCAAATAACCAATAGAAGTCATCATCTGATTATGCTTACTTTCTAATGGCTGATAGTGTTTCTCTACTTTGTCTTTCCAAGATTCATTATTTTTTTTATAAGTCTCGAGACCATAAGCTTTAGTATATACATCTCGAAGTTTTTCTTCATCTGCTTTAGTCTTAACCGAACCTCGTAAAAATTCATCAAATTCCTTTTCTTCATTCTGAACCTTAAATTTATAACTGGGTTCATACTTCGCTTCCTCTGCACCTACAACTGGTTCAGACTTAGGTTCCACTGGTGTACTTTCTACATGCTCCGTCGGACTTGGACTTGATTCAGTAGCTTGCTGGCCACCGTTTTCAACTTCACTCATTACATCGCTCCCTGCGTAGGGGCTCCCTGCATTTGCTGTGCTTGGGCCTGCCCATGTTGATTATGATTTATTTCAGTAGCAATGCCCGATAGGGCACTCTGTTGCATCCTTTGGAGAGAGTCTTGAGCTAGTCCTTGTTGATCCAATTTCTTTACAAGCCATTGAATGGCCTCATACGGAAGTGTCGCACGTTTATTCTCACCAGTTTTTGGATCCGGAATATAAAAATCCGCTTTCACCAAATATCCCCCGGTAGGAATGAACCCCGCTTCTGCGGCCTGAATTTGTTGTTGTTGTTGCGCTTCGATCTGATCATGTTGCTGAAGCAATGCCTGATAGCCTTGCTGCACCTGAGGCGGAAGAGTGTTGAAATCTCTTTTTTTCATTCTATTAACTAATTTCTTACTCATGTACACATGATTATCATTCGGATTAGCTTGTACCTGTTCACCACGTTCTAGCGCAAGCATATCGTTTCTCGCATTATCATAGTCAATCGTTAAATCATCAAACGACTCTTCCATATTGGCGAATGGCATATTACGAATGATCTTTCCAATATCATCTTTATCCATCTGGCCGCCCACATACTGAAGAGTGTGGTTCATGATCATTTGCTTACCAAATAATGTTGAGGGATCAGAAGTTTGTGGTTCAACTTTTATGCTGTAACAGAGTTTATTTGTATTTCGAAACTCTGGCAGATTGACCGCTTCCCGCTTCCCGATTGCCGGAATAACTTCATCGTCAGGAAGATAATGTTTTGCTAAATCTAAAAACAGTTCAACCATCTCACATAAAAATTCTTCAAACTTTTCTATATAAAGAGAAAATTTCTTTTTCTGTTTGATCGAAGCAAAAAGTAAATTAAAGGGATCCCCATTCAATTCCTTATCCATCGCCTCTTCGTTAATATTGGCAATCACATACATCTCTTCAATCTGAGATTGCATATAACCAAGATACTGATCACCGCTGCGTCCTGGAAGGATATCAATATTCCCGCCTCCAGGAACCTTGATCACACGTACACCTGGAAGAACTCCGCCTTGCTCAATCTTACCTGCCGTATTCGTGATTACCTTGTCATCACCCAAAGTTACTTGGTGAGTAGCAATTGCTGAAGCACATCTATTTATTTCAATTTGATATGGCCGAAGTTGACGAATCTGACTGTGGCATCGAGGCGAAGTCTGAAGTTTCTCAAAACCTTTATAAATTATGGGGAAAAGTCCAAAGGGCAATTCGCCCTCTTCTAATATTCCAGACTTTGTTTTTATATAAAAATATCCTTTCGGATATTGCATACAAGGGCGATAGTAATGTTCTAGAATTAACGTCTCTTTATTTGATTTATTATATTCACTACGATTGCCATCAAAAATTAAATAAGTTTCATCCTGACTGCTTGTGATGAACTTTAATTTATCTTCATCGGCAGCATATAATTTCTTCAGTTCTTTCGTGTTCACCATCTTGCGAATGATTAGATAAGGGCTATCATCCATGTCCTTAGCTTCCGGTGCTCGTAAAAGATTGAAGCCAAAGATTCTCTCAAACACAAATGCACCACTGAAGACAGGTTGTTCATTATCGGGAACCGGCTGGCCAGTCTCATCAACCATGTCCTGACCATTGTCATCTTGTTGTTGCTTAAAGCCCTTGAAATTTCCCTTGTTCGGATCCCAAAAACATTTTACTACGCACTCCCCGATATCGATGAAGTCTTGAGCAAAGTCCCGGATCTTAGATTTCAATTTATATTTAGAATAGGCATCTTTCCAAACTGCCAAATTCAATTCCGCATTCTTCTGATCTTGCATCTCTTGATCAAGTTGAGGCACTATCGTCACGTTCGGGGAATTCGTTAAAATATTATTTAAGTAAAGACGGCTTATTCTTTTTATATGATTTTTTGTTAGACGAAGTTTTACATCGTCACCCACATTCTTCGCATCACGGAGTCGCGAATTAAAAGCATCTGATTTTTTCTTCTGGTAGTGATCACCGGAAATAAGAAGGAGATTACTTCTCTGCTCGGCAAAGAGTGCACTATCAACGGTCTCAGCTTGATCATAGAGTCTCGTCAAATCGTCATTATCTAAATCATCACATGTCTCAGCTGGTTTCTTCATGTTAAGCATCGGCATCTCCATATGATTCTAGTTTTCCATTTGCGAGCAGTTCCTCGTATTTTTCCGGATCCGCTATAGGCAGAATGTCGTAGTCTTCCTCAAGAAGACGCAATTCTTCTTGCACAGAAAAATTATGGCTGACTTCAAAATTTTTTGGTTTGGGATCTGATATATGTTCTTTTTCAAGGAGATTAAAAACAGGAATTTCGGGAGTGACTTTTTGTTCGAAAAATTCTAGGTTGATCGGAAGACCTTTATCAGTCTCATGAACGAATTTCTTAACGCCCGCTTTGCCACAAGCTTCGATTAAACTGACTAGGTCAGAAATTGTAATAGACATTTG